TCTAAAAATAGGAGACGGAGGGCCCCTTGGTCCTCCGTTTTCACTTTAACTGGTAAAAAGGTTTTTAATGAGTGATGAGATAGATAGAGATACACATGACCATGATATGACTTATGAAAATGAACAATCAACGGTTACAATATCTTTAAGAGAATACGACAAATTAAAAGAACAAGGTCAATACATTACAGACCCTAGTTTGATTTCTGTAATTGATAAGTTAGAAGAATTAGTGAGAGCTTTGAGGAAACACATTGTCCGAAAGTTTTAACAAAAACGATAGAACAGTAATTACATTGGCAGAGGCCAATAAAGATAGGAAAATGACCAGAAAGGTCGATACCTATGAGTATGAGACCTTAGCAGAATGTATTAGAACTGACCAAGTACCAGCTTCTGAAATCGCAGAGATATTTACTGATAAGACATATTATGCGTGGTATAAGAAAAAATACTTGGATAAATAATATAAATGATTGAAAATAGGAGATGTTATGGTTACAGAAAACCCAAATCTAATTAGCCGAAGAGCTATGGAAGCAATGCAAACAACAGGCGGTTCTGCCGAACCATTGTTATCCGAAATCTTACAAAAAGTTAACAACGCAAAAGATAAACCTAAAAAAATCGAAGTATTAAAGCAATACGATAGTGACGCTTTAAGAATGATTATTAAAGGTGCTTTTGACCCAAATATTAAGTGGGCACTACCAGAGGGTAGACCACCTTTTATTGAGAATGATGTACCAAAAGGTACTGAACATGGCCAACTTAAAAATGAGTGCAAAAGGTTATGGCATTTTATTGAGGGTGCAGATGTGAAAACTTCTAAAACTCAAAAAGAAACCATGTTTATTCAAATGCTAGAAGGCCTACACAAAGAAGAGGCTGAATTGTTAATGAATGTCAAAGACAAGAAATTGAATAAAGTCTATAAAGGATTAACTGCTTCGGCGGTTCAAGAAGCGTTCAATTGGGACGATAAATTCATTAAAAAAGAACAGAAATAGAACATTATATGGTGTGATTTGTGTCACACCTTATAATTTGTTGATTTTTAACGCTTTTTTATTTGAAAAAAAAGCAAAAAAGTGCTTGCCTTTATGGTGGAACTAGTGTATTATATACATATATAAACAATGAGAGAGGTGATTATATTATGAAAAAAGCAGTTATAGGGTTTATAGTATTTTGGTTATCGTTCAATTTACTATACAACTATGCAAATGCTGGTGAAAATGACTATCCAGTAGCAGTTGCAGGTCATGTCATTACAAACCACGAATTAATAGATAAACAAAAACTTATGGAGGCCGAGATTAATAAAATCGGTGCTCAATTTGCATTAGAAATGATTAGTATAATGCAAAAACATATGCCATCTATCATAGACGGTCTTATGGCTGAAATGAGAAATGAGATTGCACAGAAACAAAAGTGTGAATATCTAAAAAACGACACAAGCCTAGAGTGCAAGTAAAAAACTATGACTAAAAAACCTAGACCAAAAAGAAACGAACTTCCAGAAATACCATTTACATTTGATTTCTATTTGGTGTATTGGGAGGATATTCAATCAGACGCTGGTTGGAAAACATTGAAAGAAATTCAACGCATGAAACCTGCTATTTGTGTATCAACTGGTTGGTTGGTAAAAAACGATAACAAGGTGCATGTATTGATGAGTGACTACAATTATGATGACAATGGTGAATTGGCAGACGGTGGTAACACAACAGTTATACCGACTAAAAATGTAATCAGTAAATTCAAAATTGCAGATTTATAAACCGTGAATAGGAGACTACATTATGAGAAAATCAAAAGAACTAGACCATCATCTTAAACATATCATTGACGGTGTTCCAGCAAAACTAGAACAGTTTGGTAATGGCACATCTAATAAGATGACTTATTATACAGGTAATTGGCATACAGATGTTGTAAACAATTATACTGAAAAACAAGCCGAAAAGATATTTAAAAAGATGGCTAAAATACACGACAAATACCCACAGATGGCTTTCTTCCAAAAGCGTAATCAAGACATTAAGATAGGTACATGGTCTGAATATGGCGAAAGGCCAGAGGAGATTATTACCAGTTTTGAATACATGGTTATTAGGAAGAGAGGCTAATGTATGAAGTTATTTTGGCACAACACCAAGGTGGTGTTTTCTACAATCGCTTTCATGTTGATTGTAATGAGTATAGCCGGCATAACATATGCCCATAAAAACAACCTAAATGTAGAAGTTAAAGCAGATGAGGTAATAACTCTTACCTTACCTGACTTTGAACATACAAGTAATCAACAATTTTTAGACAATGTAAATCAATGTGTAGATTATATCTATCACACAACAACAGATGTTTTCCCAATAAACAGAGAATTACTATTAGCACAGGCGGCTTTGGAAAGTGGTTGGGGAACATCTAGGTTTGCTAGAGAGGGAAGAAATCTCTTTGGTATGAGAACATATGATTTACGAGAACCACATATGTTGCCGTCTAATAAACCAAAAAAATGGGGTGTAAAAGTATATGAACATGAATGTGATTCCGTGTTGCATTATATTAATACACTAAATAATGGTACAGCTTTTGGAAAATATCAAGAGTTGAGAGACAATGGCGAGAATGACCCATTTGTCTTATTAATGGCTCTTGACGCTTATGCTAGTGATAAAAATTACTTTCCTAAAATCAAGGGTATTATAAAGAAGATTAGAAAAGACTATAAAATCAATACAATCGAGGATTAATTGTGTTCACAATAATAATAACATTTTTAAGTGCGATATCTATATCTGTAATAGCCGCTGGTTATTCTATTATGGGTCTTGCTACTTTATTCGCAGGTGCAGTAATACCTATCATTGCTATGGGTAGTGCGTTAGAGGTCGGCAAACTTGTAGCCGCCTCCTGGTTATATAATAACTGGCGCAACGAACTAGTACCACAATCAATAAAAGCATACTTAACATTTGCTGTTATTGTTTTAGTTTTTATCACAAGTATGGGTATCTTTGGTTTCTTATCAAAGGCACACCTAGACCAAGTACAACCTACATCTAGTAATGAAATCAGAATTGAATTAATAGATAAACAAATTGTACAACAAGAATTAATTATCAAACGAGCAGAGGATACTCTTGATACATTAGATAAGGCATTAGACAAATACATTGATATGGAATATGTCACAAGAGGCCTTAAAGAAAGAGAAAAACAAAAACCAGAGCGTGACGCTTTGAACTTATCAATTACAACTGCTATAGATGAACTTGGTAAACTATCATTGGCCAAATCTGCCTTACAATTACAACAAGACAAGATAGAAGCTGAAGTAGGACCAATTAAATATATTGCAGAATTAATATATGGTGATGACGCCAAAGACCATTTTGACGAGGCAGTTAGGTGGGTTATAATTGCTTTGATATTCGTATTTGACCCTTTGGCTATCTTGTTATTGATAGCGGCCAATATATCATTACGGAGTAGAAAAGTTGAAACCGAAAGAAAAGAAGAAATTAAGCAAGAAGCAGAAACAAAGAATAAAAGACAAAAAAGCTGGCAAAGAGAGGCTGCTAACGCTAAAGCTAAAGCGAAAACCCTCCGAGCTCAGCAAAAACTTTATAAAGATTTTTTTTCAAAACTAGGTAAAAGAGACCTGAAAAACAGAGACTATGAACAGTTTTTTAGAACCATGGGTACAAAAGAATTAACTCAATTAGGTTTGGATCCAGATGAGATTAGAATTAAATTAGACCAAATTATGGACTGGAATGAACAAGGTATGCCAAAATAACGCTTGCCAAAGACATTGAAATGAGGTATAATGATACTATGATTACAGAAAAACTAAAAACTAAGCGTATTGAAAATGCCGAAACGGCATGTAGAAATGCACAAACAGATTGGTCCAAGGATTACTGGTTCAATGTGTTTTCTATATTATGTAAAATGTACAACCGTGAAGATTACTTTAGAAGGACAATTAATTAATTATGAATATATTTTATCTTGACCATAGTCCTATTGTGGCAGCTCAAATGAGTTGTGACAAACATGTATGTAAAATGATTATTGAAAGTGCTCAGATGTTGTCAACTGCTCACCGTATGATTGATGGCAAACAGTACACAGGCAAAACTAAAACAGGTCGTAATATCAAAAGATGGTTACACCCTAATCCAAACCTAGAAAAAACATTATACTTAGCATGTCACACAGGACACCCTAGTACATTATGGGTTATGGAAAGTGCCTACAATTATCATTGGTTATACAAACATATGATGGCATTGAATACAGAATTTAAGATGAGATATGGTCATTTAGAAGACCACAAAACTATTCGTTTACTAGAGGGTGCATTAATGTATCCGCCTAGAAAAATCTCACTAAATAAGATTGCAACAGAGCCACCACCAGCAATGCCTGATTATTGCAAAATACCTGGTGACAGTATTGCGAGTTACCGTAAATACTATATTAATGAAAAACAGAGATTTGCCACTTGGAAATCTCCGTCAACCGTACCTGATTGGTACATAGAAGGAGTTAAAGCACATGCGTAATGAAATTATTGAAGCATTAAAGAAACATGCCGAAGGCCATATCGAAAAACATAAGTTGAATGTAGAAGTATTACTACAAAAAACTGCTGGTATTGCCGAACATCCTGATACATTAGAAACAATCGAAAAAGAATTAAAGATTATTGCTGATTATGATGATGAACTGGAAATGTTAAGAAAATATTTCACATACAAAGACCCATTAAAGAGCAAGTAGTATGCCAACATACACTTTTGAAAACACCAAAACTGGTGAGGTATATGATGATATGATGTCTATTGCAGAAAAGGAAGTATTTCTACAAAAGAATAAACATATCAAACAAGCTATTACATCTATAAATATTATAGGTGGTACAGGTGGTATGAAAAATGACCAAGGGTGGAAAGAAATGCAAAGTAGAATTGCAGAGGCACACCCAGCCTCACCATTTGCCGAAAGGCATGGTAGTAAATCTACCAAAGATATTAAGACGAAACAGGTGATTGAAAAACACCGTAAACGACAAGCACAACAAAGGAAAAAGTAATGGCAAAAGATATACCTGATTTTATGAGAGGATTTGACCTTGATGATGATTGGGGTATGACGCCGGTAGATAAAATACCAACAGACACCCCTGCCATTGACCCTAAAGCAATCGACAATCAGAATTTAGAGTTATCTAAAGTTAAATCAGATGTTGGTTCTATTAAGGCAATGATGAATGAGATTATGCAGATAGTGGCTGAAAAGGATACAATCACAAAAGAGATTAGTGATGAGTCCGTAAAAGAAAAATTTAAAGAAGTTGAGAAGTTGGTTTTACCATTCTTATATAACTTAATGAAGAGTGACGAACCATATATACATTGGCCTAACAGGTCGCCAATTATTAAGGCACAAATAGAAAAGTTATTAAAGTTGACAAGGGATTAAATTATGGCAGTATGTGTGATAGGCTCTGGTACAGCCGGAGTTATTTCAGTATGTAGATTATTAAGTGACACACACGAAGAGGTGAGTGTTATATATGACCCTAGTATACCAATTTTAGGTATAGGTGAAAGTACAACTTCTTCAATACCACAAGCATTATATAAATCGGCTAAATTTAGTTTATGGAAAGATGGTGATTTTTTAGACGCTACTGTTAAGTATGGTGTAAAATACAAAGATTGGAGACCACATGATATATACAGTAGATTTCCCACACCTATTTACGGAATACATTTTAACAATTTCTATTTGGCTGAATGGACTTTTAGTAGGTTAAAACAGGTACATGGTGACCGTTTTACTATCATAAATGCCACAGTTAAAGATATTGTCGAACATGAAAGTCATGCCGAAGTAAGCACAGATGACGGAAACCATAAATATTCTATGGTTGTTGATTGTAGAGGATGGCCAGAAACATACGAGGATTATACAACGGCACACATACCAGTTAATTCTGCTATTGCCCATGTAAAACCTACACCAAATAATTTTGGATATACTGGTCACACAGCAACCAAAGATGGATGGATGTTTACAATACCATTAACTACAAGAACAGGTAATGGTTACTTGTTTAACGACAAGATAACATCAAAAGAAGAAGCGTTAGTTAATATGGCAGAGTTATTAAAAATGCCTTTGTCTAAATTAGCTGAAGACCATAGGACTTTTGAATTTAAAAATTACTATGCTAAGAATTTTATGACAAGAAGAATTGTCAAGAATGGTAACAGAGCATTATTCTTTGAACCATTAGAGGCAATGTCTGGTTATTTTTATGATGATTTAATGACATATACTGTAAACTGGATTACTAACAATTCAAAATGGACATTAGAAGAGTGTAATCGTAATCTGATAAGAAAAGCACAGTACATTGAGATGTTTATAAATTACATCTATCATGGTGGTAGTAACCACGATACACAATTTTGGCGTGAGACTAAAGAAAAGTCTTCACAATTTCTAAAAGATAATGAATGGTTTGATGATTTAAAAAATGTTATGAAAAACCATACATTATTCGATAGGTCAGACAATAAATGGTACCAAACTTTTACTACACAGAATTGGTACGATTTTGATAAACAATTTGGATATAATTACTGGTCTGACAGTAAAGAATCCAAGGAATGGTAAAAGGAGATATCAATGAATATTGATAAATTAAGAGAACAGTTAAAAATAGACGAAGGCGTAAAATACGAGGTCTATGATGACCACCTAGGTTACAAAACTTTTGGCATTGGCCATTTGGTAGTTGAAGGTGATGAAGAACATGGTAAACCAGTTGGTACACCAGTATCAGAGGACAGAGTTAATTCTGTTTTCGATAGTGATGTTGCAACATATGTATCAGAGGCTAAGAAAGTATTTCCAGACCTTGATAGTTTACCTGAAGAGGCACAACAGGTTATTGTTAATATGTGCTTCAATATGGGTGCCCCAAGATTAGGCCAATTTAAAAAATTTATTGGTGGTGTAAATTCAGGTGACTGGAATACAGCCGCAGTAGAGATGATGGATAGTCGTTGGGCAAAACAAGTTGGTGTAAGAGCCGACAGATTGAGAGACCGTATCAAAGCTTTAGCATGAGACCTCAAATATAAGGTTGACCGTGATAAAATTAATGATATGTATGCAAAAAAAGGCATATAAGGCTTGCCAAATGAGGCAAGACTGTATATAATATAGTTAAGATAAATCAAATAGGAGATATTATGTCTAAATTTAACTTTGTTGACTTGAATGAGGAACTTTTACCAAAGACTAAAGGTAAGAGAATTGACGGATTCAGGTTTTATGATGTAGAGGGTAAAAATTATCCTTCCGTTACCACCGTTCTTGGTGTCAAAAAGTCAGCTTCGTTAGCAGGTTGGCGTAAATCTATCGGCGAAGACGCCGCTAAATGGGAAATGGGTCGTGCTGCTCGTAGAGGTACAGCAACACACAATCTCATTGAGAACTATATCAAAGGAGAACCTGCCTCTGATACAGGAGTATTGCCATTAGGTCTGTTTAGACTTATGAAGCCGTATCTCGACCAAATTAATAACATTCATATGTTAGAAACAATCATGTATTCGAAAGAATTGACCGTTGCTGGTCA